TCTAACTGGTAAACATAAGCATCTGCTTGATAATCTGCTGGATTAACCAGACCAGTGTTATCAGATACTCTGTTGATGGTGTTCATCCAACGCTCGAAAGCAGAACGGATGGAGAAGTCAGTATCGTTCAGAACAGTAACGGTCCAAGAATCGAAGGTTCTATCACCTGCGATTTTCAGAACGCGACCTCTGAAGGGAACTTCAATAGGTGCAACGTTAGATGCTGGCATATTGGCACCCTTGACCAAGAATCTTGATTTCTCAAGAACATTGGAATCGGGTTGTGCAGCATCAGGGAAAGTAAGAACGACTTCAAAGAGGTTGGCGCGAGCGCCACCACCCGTTAACTTACTCTTGAAGTCGGTAATTTTTCTTAGTGGGGGTGGATTAATTTGATTTCTAGCTGGCATTGGTTTTAACCTCTAATTGAATTAAACGGAGCCGATTACTTCTTCAAATGCAACACCAGTTCTGGTGGCAACGAAGGTAAGACCGATGAAGTTAATCGATCTTGCGGGTTTGATGAAGATGTCCGCTACAAACTCATTGCTGTCAATAACTGCAGCAGTGTTATTTGTTTGATCGCAAATAACAACATAATCTTGGATTCCTCTCTTGGATTGAACATCACGGAGGAATGGTTCAACAATGTTCACGAAGTTAGTTCTTGTGATTTCGTCGTTGAACTCAAACAGGAAGTCCTTAGCGGCAGCAGAGATTGCATCTTCCAGATAGATGAACAAACGGCGAACGTTGATTCTATCGAATGCGGAAGACTTACCATATCCAGTCTTATCACCGAAGAGAACAATGCCTGCTCCTGGGGAGAAGATAACTGGGTTGATTCTGTTCGTGTAGAGAATGTCTCTTTGCTTCTTACCTGGGTTATATGCCAGTTTTACAGCATTGAGGATTGCACCACGCGAAGTTCCAGCAGGTGAGAACCATGGGAACTGTTGAATATCGGTTCTGGCACAAGTACCAGCAACGTCACCATTCAGAGGAACATAGCGGAATGTGTCATTGAAGCGGTCGTACATGTACTTATAACCACTATCGAAGATTCCGTAAGTGGTTGAAGTAATTGGAGCATAGAAACTCAATACATTATCAGTAATGGTATCAATACCATTAACGGTTACAGAACCAACTGAATTGTCGGTGATAAATGCGCCTCTATATGGTGAAATAAATGCAACTGCATCTTTTCTTGCTTCAGCAACTGCAATACACTTGTTAGCAAGTGCTTGTGCCTGCTCCTTACCATAGAAGGCAGAACCCATAAGAATGAAGTCTACTTCATACTCTTCGGTATTTTCAAACAGAGTGTAACCAGAAATTAAATCATCGAGACCAGAGTTAAGTGCTCCAGTAGATGTAATATCGGTTTGACCACCGTAGTTTGTACCACCTGCAAGAGTCATGGTTACGGAACCAGCACCCGCAAAGTTTACGCTATCTGCATCTTGGTCCCAACCAGCATCGAGATCGAGTTCGAGATCTGCTGCTCCGTTATCAGAGAATGCAATTGTCGTAACTCCAACAGGTGCAGAACCACCAAAGATGTATGTAGAGTTGGTATAGAGATACTTTCTCCAGTAAGAAGGTGAACCTACAGAGAACTCAGCATCCTTTGCCTTAGAAAGGTTCAGGTGCTTCTCAAGAATTGAACCTGCATTTCCAGTGATTGTTCCTTTGTCATCGATAACGACAACGTGAACTTCATCAAATCTACCACCTCTTGCGGCAACATATTCTGAAGTGCCAGGTCTGTTAGCAAGTTGATCCCACTCAAGAGTTCCAACAGAAAGGGAAATTGTTTGATTCTCAAACCAATCTGCCTCTCCAGTATATGCTCTAGTAGCAAACGAAGATGCCTGACCGTTGGTGTGAATAGCAACGCTTCCAGTATTTGGAAGTGCATAAACACCGTTCTGCTGATAATCAACGTTAGTTCTTGTTCCTGCTTGTGATACGTGATCAACAAGTTTCAGAGACAGAGTTTCGGAACCAACTTCTGTGATAACACCAGAGAAGTAACCATCAAGAAGTGAAGTTGTTCCAGCACCAGCAAGAACACTTCCTGCAGGAACAGCGGCAGTGAATCCATATCCAACACTAACACCAGCAGTGCTAACGCCAGAAAGAATTTGGTCTGCTCTACCGTCAATAACTGCAACCTTGATGCCGTTTGCCCAAGAACCTGGGTTTCTTGCCGCAACAGTTACGTTAGTGATTGCATTCTCATCGTAACCGAGTTGCTCATAGTGCTCGGTGCTCTTAATCTTAATGCTTGACGCTGCGCCGACAAAAGCATTCTTGAGTCCTGCATCATCTGCTCTTGAAACTCTTAGAGTTCCACCATAAGCAAGATAAGATGAGGCAACCATCCAGTGCTCGTAATGCTTATCGACTGAATATGGTCTACCGAAAGTGTCTAAGAGGTCATCCTCATTTTCGATTAACTGTGGGAGTTCGACAGGTCCTTTTGCGAATGGAGCAACAATAGCCCCAACCGAACCAGAAACTGGATCGACTCTTCCAATGGTTAAGTCAACTTCTCTTACTACAATTCCAGGAGATGCTAAATTTAGAGGCATCTTGGTGTTCTCCTTGGTCCAGAATTATCTGAAAGTATTTATTAAAAAGTCGCTTTTGGATGGGGAATTTAGACGTGATATCTACCAATCGGGATATTCCCACTTATCGCTAGTCTTTTTGACCCTTCTCTTAGTACATTCCTTACATTCATAGGAATACGAAGATGCAACGGGACCTCTATCCTTTCTAGTCCTATAAAAATCCTCTACTAAGTTTTTAGTAGTACCACAAATTCTACACTCCCTTTCAAAGAGGAGAAGATGACCTAATTTTAGTTGGTCATCTAAGTCCATTAATAATACTCCCACATATAAGATCTATCGCCGTATTCATCTGTGTGCCATCTATCCCCATTATCATCAGTAAAAGATGTCATTTCATTGATTCCATCATCCAAGAATCCAAATGGCGCCATATCTTGCTCAATCTGATTTTTCTGCTCTTCATAGATTCTTTTACGAACATCATTGTCCGTCATTTCTTTAAAGTAATCTTGTGCAACCAACCAAGCAAAGATTACAAGACACATTGCAAGGTCATCATTGCATCCTTCTTCCGCTTCAAATGAATTATGCTTCTGTGCAAATGTTGTAAGTTCTGCTATAATATCATAGTCAAGAGTTAATAACTTATAATCTTCAATTAAAGTTTTTAAGTTAGAACAACCAAGTTTCTTCACCTGTGCGGTTGTTCTAACACCCATTTGGGACTTCTTACCAGAAAAACCGTGTCCAACCACCTGCCCAGCACGACCTCTCATCGCCGCCATCAACATATTTTCATACTCTAAATCATAATGGAGAATATTTGCCACCTGCTCCCCAATATCATTAACCTCCACTAACACCCAAGCGTCATTATAATTTTTTGCAGTTTGGCGGATAATGTTTGGAAACAACATCGGTTTGATTTCGTTGTTTCTATACTTTGCCACTACCTTATAAGGAAACTCTGTAATATCAAATAAAATAAAAGCAGAATAATCATTGCCCAGTCCCCGAGCAACGTCAACGGTCATCAGATAATTATGTTCAGGTCTTGCTTTTTCATAAACATCCAATCCAGCATTTTTTTGAATCGGATCTTCATATATTAAATTTTTAAGAATTGTTGGATTGATTAGAGTGTTGACTGATCCTAAGAACTCACATTCAAACTCAACTTTAAACTGTTGCTCTGAAGTGTTCTTAATTGTTTGTTCCTTCCAGACTTCATCTCTTCCAGGAACTTCACTCCAATGAACATCGGTTGGAATATATTCATTTTTTCTTTTTTCTGCATCATGCCACATACGGTAGAAATGATTCATACCGTGTGGGGTGGAAACGATGATTACTTTGGTGTTTTTACCAGAAGTAATAGTAGGATAAACAGATGCAAAGAACGAGTCAGCAACGTGATTTGGGACAAACGCGAACTCGTCGAGAAAGAGGATGTTAAACGACATACCTCGGACAGCACTTG